TTGGTTGTTCATTGGCCATTTCCTGTGCTTGTTGTTCTGCTGGATCGATGTGTGCGTTCACACCTCCGTTCATTGTAACGATGTCTTCAACTTTGTTACGATCTAATTCTGTGTAGCCGCGGGTAATATCGTGCATTAATTTTTTAGGCATAGTGATCTTGACCATCCAGATAGGTTCATGATCAATTTTACCCTTTCTAGTACCAGGACGAATGTCGTCTGGTGTTTTGATCTTGCGTACTTTGGAAATCATAGATTCGCCGATTTTTACTTTGCAGCCATAATCTATTAATCTTAGTCCGCCCTTGGGTTCAGGCATTTTATCCATAGGCCACATAAAGGTACACTCTACAAAGTATCGTGACTCTTTAGGTCCTGCAACTAACTCACCGTCTAACCAGTTATCGTAGACGTAGGTATCTAGTTCGTCTAAAACTCGCTCGAAATCCTTGAGTAAATTAAGGCTATTATTAGAACCGTAAATTTGTTCTATATTACTGATGATATCTTTAATGTCGGCCATATTCTCTCCCAATGTATTTATTCCAGCTAAAACTTTAACATAACTTATTATATTTTTGGTAGATCGTTAAATAAGTTTGTGTCCGGTACGGGCACTACGGTCTAGGTCCGTGCCTAACACTTAACAAGGAGGGCTAACCTTAATATGAAGCGAAAAAGAGCAGCAACAGCATATCTTCAAACAAATGTAATAAATATAGATCAACGACTCCAAGAGAAACGCAAGCGAGTTCAAATATATCCCAAAAATCTTAACCAGGAAACATACTTACTTAAACTTAATGATCCGTCAAAAATGATTATTTTTGCTATCGGACCAGCAGGTACAGGTAAAACTATGTTAGCGGTCCAGTGGGCGATAGACCAACTCAAATACGGAGAATCCGATAAGATAGTTATTACTAGACCTGCTGTATCAGTTGATGAACAACACGGCTTCTTGCCCGGGGATCTCCAACAAAAAATGGAACCTTGGACCAAGCCCATAATGGATGTGTTTGCAGAAAACTATTCCGCTAAAGAAATCGAAACTATGATAAGAGAGGGGGTGATTGAGACCAGTCCGCTAGCATATATGCGAGGACGAACGTTTAAAAATGCTGTGATTATCGCAGATGAGATGCAAAACGCAACGCCGAGTCAAATGAAGATGCTGTTAACGAGATTAGGACAAGGATCTAATATGGTTGTGACTGGGGATCTACAGCAGGCCGACCGTCCGAGTAATAATGGACTTTTAGAATTCCTTGGGTTATATAATAACTTCGAGAATCATCGATATGTAGACATTTGTCACTTTACTATAGGTGACGTTGAACGCCATGAAGCTGTTAAGGAGATATTAGCAATCTACGGAGATTCTTGAGGCAAGTAAGGGGTAAGTTGATCCCCTAGCAACCTTTTGTAAAACTCTAGCATATCATCAAAGGTGGCCTCAGGGTTGAGGCCATTTTTGACAACTTTCTTATCTCTAAGGTCTAATATAACTTTAGCGGTAGTACTATGTTTTGGTCTTAAATTCTTCTTAAAGTCAGTAATTTCGTCCCACTTACCGTTGGGTTTCAAATAGTAACTGACAATCATATATCTTTCATTCATTCTGTTGGATCTCTTTTTATCATCAGACATTATTCTTCTAATAGATCTAGTTTGTCTGGCTTACCATTCCATTCCTCAGCATCTGGGAGTGCAGATTTTTTCTTGGTGATGTTGGGCCATTTATCACTAAGGCGTTTGTTAAGGTTCACCCAGAACGGAATATCGTGATCTAGATTAGTATCTTCAACAATAGCATTTATAGGACATTCGGGAACACACACACCACAGTCAATGCATTCGTTGGGATTGATAGCCAAGAAATTAGGACCTTCATAAAAGCAATCAACAGGGCATACTTCCACGCAGTCAGTGTGTTTGCACTTGATGCAATTTTCCGTTACCAGGAATGTCATAGACGTGCTAGTTTTACCAATGTGGCTGCTAGATTAACTTCTGAGTCTACGCAAATAGTATGATCTACTAGTCCTTGTTTGATAATCAATATCGCAGAATCTTGTTTCTGTTCTTCGCCGAAGATTGAAAGATTGTCATAAAGCCAACGATATACTTCTTCCATTTCTTCTGCACGAAGTTTACCACATAGCATTTTACGAGCTTCGTTAATTTTACCAGCTTGAAACAAACTAACCATATCAAACTTCCAGTCGGCTTCTCCAGCATCACCTTTATTAGGAGCATTTAATTTATCTTCATTGACATTTTGTTGCACCATATTGATACATTTACGTAAGTCTGGATATGTTACTTTAACATACGAGTCTAGTGTTTCGAGATCAAACTCTATATTTTCTTCTACAAGAATTGTAGCAACACGAGCAGTGAACTCTGTTTGATCTGTTCGTTCTATATGAAAACCTTGACATCGACTATGTATAGCAGGAATGATACGATTAGGATAGTTACAAGTTAGAATGAATCGACTTGTTGCATGGTACTCTTCCATAACTCCGCGAAGTGCTGCCTGTGCGTTAGGTGACAAATAATCAGCCTCGTCAAGTAATACAACTTTAAATGGCCCGAACGGAATCATCTGTACAAAGTTAGTGATTTTATCGCGAACATCATCTACTGAGTTCGTACGGCTTGCATTGATCTCTAACACATCATAATCTTCAATACCTAATTGATGAACAAGAATTTTTGCAAGAGTAGTTTTGCCAATACCTGCACTTCCACTAAAAATTAAATGCGGAATAGATTGATCTTTGATCCACGTTTCAATTTGTTTGCGTTGGTGATCATCTCTAAAAACATAACCGCTTAGATCTTTAGGACGGTATTTTTCTACCCATAATTCTTTCATTTATACTAGTTCCTCTGCAATACCCAATACTTCTGCAAATGCAAACAACACTGCGGCTGTTTGGATTTCGTAGTAGGCTAAGAATCCACAAGCAATGATCCTTAATCCACTTTTAATGAAGCTAACATATTTGTGCTTTTTAGCATCTGGATGCTTGGCAACTGTTGAAATGCTATCTAATGCTGCCTTGGCTTTCTTAATATCATCTACTGCTTCTGTATGATTACTCATTTTATTTTTCCTAGATTATTAAAAATTAAACAGATGAACACGGTCATCTAGATTTCTTTCTTTTATTGTAACATAATTGTTTATGAGTTGTCTAGCTCTATTTTCACGATCTGTGGTAGTTTTTTCGCCCAATATAACTATTACAAATTTATGTTGATCTTTCTCTACCATCAGAGCTAGACAACGACCTGCCGGATTAGTAAATCCTGTTTTGCTCAAAATAATATTATCAAACTCAAACAATAAATTTTTATTGGTATTACCAATTGAAACATAGTTAATTTTCTTTTTAGTCTTGCGTTCGATAGTAATATACTTAGAACTCGAAGTTGCAGCAATAATTGGATACTGTGCCGCAGCACTGATAAGAACAGATTGGTCAATGGCTGTGCTGACATTATGTCGATCTAATCCCGACGGGTCAGCATAAACTGTATTGCCCATGCCTAACTGTTTAGCTCGAGCATTCATATCTTTGATAAACCCTTCCCTACCACTGTACCAACTTGCAGCCAGTGCTTCTGCGGCTGCGTTGTCACTGCGTATTAATAGAGATTCTAACAGTTCACCACGCTTTACCATTTTGGTTTGAAATATGCCACCTCGATATTTGACTTCTTCAACGAGACTGACTTTGGATTCTACAACCAACAGCGCAGTCATTAATTTAGTTAATGATGCTACAGGTCTACGTTCAGCTACAAACTCACCGACTATAATATCATTATCGGTTTGATCAAAAACATAATAAGAAGAGCTTTGAGCAAACGAGGTTGAGCTAAAAAATACAAGTATCGCTAGTAATTTTCTGATCATTTCTTTAGAAATGACTTTAAATCCGGAGGAGACCAACCTATAGGCTTTAACACTTTGCCATCTTCACGCTTTCGAACTTTGCCGGTTTCTGGATCTATTTTGGCAAAATTGGTTTTCATAACTTCTTTCCATGCACCCTCTGCATCAAAGCCAGCCGAATGAATGGCACCTATGGTCACAACCAACATGTCAACAAGAGCATCTAGAATTTCTACACGATCCTTGTTAATGATAGCTTGATTAAGTTCTTCGGCTTCTTCTTCAATCAATCCAAGATACATGTTGAATTGATCTGTGTTTGCAGAGTCCACTGCTTGATCGCAGGCTCGCATGAATTTTTCTTGATCACGAAATGGATTAGTCATTACAGTCTCCTATGTTTTTTGTTTATATCTTCTACTCGCCCTAATAATTCTAATTCTGTATCTAGATCCAATGCTTCTGTTATTATAGCAGCAATATCCTTTGGAAAACAAGCGCCACTCCATCCATAATATCCATCGGGGCCAGGCACATCCATATGACTGTATCCAATTCTACCATCGTGTTTAGCAAGATATATTAAATCATTCCATTCAACACCTTCTGCATCTGCTAGTTGTTTGAAATCATTCATGAACGTTACTCTAGTGGCAAGGTAACTGTTCATCATATATTTGAACAGTGCTGCGACCTTAATAGGCACGATGGTAAATTTGTCCTGTACCATCGGACGACCGTGCCTAATGACTTCACGTGCTTTAACTGCCCAATCGTAGTCTCCGCCAATAATACAATAATCAGCATCAGTATAATCTGTAGTAGCATTAGCCGCCGTAAGAAACTCAGGAACGTGAACAATATTTGGATATTCTTTTTGTAAACGTTCGTACACGCTAGGTGGTGCAGTTGTTTTACATATGATTGGAATTTGTTCATTGATTAAAACAAACAATAATTCTTTTAATGCTTGCTCTAAAATAGATGTATCACATCGGCCGTCTTCAAGTGTGGGATCAATACACGGACTTGGTACACAAATAAAGATAGCGTCACATCCTTTGAATTGATCAAGACTTGCACTATCTTTCATTTTTGGATCGCGGATGACTAATTCATCTGAGCGATGTGCCCATGAAATAGCCGATCCTACATATCCATGTCCAACAATCCCTATACGCAAAATAAACCTTTCTAATCAGACTTTAATATGTTTATTATACGCTTCTTTTCTTGTTCTGTCAACCAATCCTGTTCCAATTTGCCAAAATCTGGAGCATCGCTGACAGCTTCGTTAATTAGGGTTTGAAGTAGAAATAGATCTTTTTTGAGTTCGAAGGATGTAAATCCATCATTATGAGGACTGGAACATTGTCTAGACAGTGAACGTATTTGGTTTGCTATGTCACTAATGTCCCAGTCTTTTTTCTTAAGATACATTACTATCTAATTTATTTTGCTTAAATTACCTGGCATAAAATCTTCTGGATTCACAGTAAGGCTAGAACCATTTGAAAATTCCTGTCCGATATAAAAGTCATTAGGTTTTTCATTGGCCACAGCAATAATGGATTTGGTTTCTACTTTTTGAAATTCTTTTTCACCAGCACCATCATCAATTTTAATCTTACGTGTCCAACGTCCGTGTTCGATTAAAATCCATTGTCCTTCTTTAATAGACTCAACTTCAGACCCAACTTTATAGACTTTAGCCCAGCGTGGTTTTACACCATGTGCTTTGCCATCGTCACTTTGAATAATAAGCCCGCCTGCGGTTTTCTGCTCTCCCATATCCATGTCAATAACTAGAACATCTTTGCTGAGAGCTTTAATGCCTTTTACTTTTTTAGCTGAGAATGCGAAACTCATGTCTTTCCTTATTTGGATTTTTTACGATCGATGATTTCGTCTTTGATTGCTCGTGGATTATTATTGTAATAGTCTTGTAGAATCTGTTCACGAGTTTTTACAATTTTACCACCCGACCCTAATTCATCACCTCGAGCATTCATTCTTGCATTTCCTACTGCTGGTTCTGTTTCGTGTTTGAGACTCAATCGTTCCATGTCAATCTCTTTACCTCTTACACTTGTGTATACTTTACCCATTCGTTTCTCCTTTGAAGAATTCTTCTATTGGTATATTGTATTTAATCGGGTCGATCTTATGGACCCCTATAACGTGAAGCACATAACTGGCCACACTAGATCCACGGCCTACTCCCCAAACTATGTTGTTAGCTCGTAGTGTATCTACAATATATTTCATAGTTTTTAGCACAGGAATCATGTCGTGTTTGGCAAATAGTCTTAGTTCTTCATCTACTCGTGCTTGTATTTCTGGAGTTGGGCATTGCTGAGATACCCAATCCACAATATCCATGGTTCTATATTTTTCTGGAATAAACCAATGTGTGGTATCGATCTGTTGTTTGGGAGTTGGATAGTGTAGATGTTCTAATGCTACCCGATCTAGATATTGCTGTATATCATCAGAACTTAAACAATGTTCCAAAATATCTGGACCATGTTTAAGTACACCTTCTATCAGTTGTTGTTGAGTATTTGTTTCAGTCCACATTAATCAATTGATCCAAGTCGCCATCTAATTGTCCTTTCATACGAAGATGATTTCTACGAGTCATTTCGTCTTTATATATTGTAACAAAAGTTGCGAGCTGTGTCAAGAGTTCTGGTTTACCTAAACGGTAAGCAGCGAAGTATTTTTTGTTCAATTCAAACAACTTTTCCTCTACTTCGGAATCTTTGAGTTGAGCAATATCACCTTCGAAAGGATGAAACATTATGCGAATTGACCTAGATAGCGCATATAGATAGTGCCGAGACTGTGTCTCCAAACTTCAACAAATACTGGATTTGATGATGATGTTAATGTCAATACCGGAGGAAAACTAGGATCTTTTTTGATAGTAGTACCTGCTGATGTTGAAAAACTTAACACTCTCGATGAACCGTCACTGTACAATTCTAATGTGACTTTACCAACACCAATAGGAACAGTTTCAGCAGTATATGCTGGATCCCCAGGAAATTGGGTAAACTGCATAGTAGCTGAGTGATTAATAATGTAGATCTGATACGAGCCATTTTCAAAATCGATTGATATTGGACTCACCGCAGGAGCGCCACCATTCCATTTTTGTTCTCTATTGTATTGTAACACAGCATTTTGAATAACATTTAATCCAAAATCGTTGTCGTTGTCTAATCTAGCAGCAGCACCGAGAACCTCGTTGATTTCTGTTTTGGCAGCGGCTAGGCTAGTTTTAATGGTATTGAAGTTATCACGGAATACCTGTGTGTCATTATCTTGCCCTGCTACAGGGAAGTTGTCATTTATATTCGAATTAATTGAACTGCTTGTTGTTATCGTCACGGTAATTTTTCTCCACGTTGCGGAAATGCAAGGTATTTATCTTCTATCTGACCATCAATAATGTCAATCAGATAGCGATCTGCTACGAAATCAATGGTCTTGAAATCAAACTTCGCAGCTTTGATCCTGGCTATCATGTCTGCAGATTTTCCAGGGTTGACATAACACAGTATAAGAGCCTTGCTGTATCCTGGTTCGTAAGTGTTTTGATCCTGTATACTGCGCATCCATAACGGTAAAAATTCACGATCGCGATCACCAAGATCGTCAATTCTCGCTCGCATGTTTTTGATACTGTTAGGAAATATACGTTGGTGATCCGAATCGCCGACGAACGGAATATTGCTGTCCACTTTGATAGCATCATAACTGGTTAATACTTTGCTTTTAATACTGTCATCTAATTCTACAGTTTGTCTTATACTTTTGCCATTTTTTTCGTATTCGTCTAAGATAGTCACATAGATAGCTTCGTATAAAACTTCTTGTGTTATGGGATCTTTGCCCTCAGAAGATTTTATGTTGCCAAACAGCAGTCTTTTACGATAGTGATTTCGACTCATGGCCTGTACGTACTTCACTGCTTCTACACTTTCAATACCTGCATAGACTAACATTTTAAGATCAGTCTGTATGCCAAAATTCGGATCACCATATCTATAGATATCTGCAGGTTTAAATGTGTTGGCATCTGTGATAAAATCATACCATGCCAATCTCTTGCTCTTGCTTTGAAACGCCTGCAGATATAGATTGGCAAATATTTTAGTATTGTCAGATATCACTGTGATATTAAAAGTTCTTAGACTTTCTGCAAAGTTTGCAGCATCTCGAGCTCGTATAGTGAACGTATATTTTTTATCAAAGGTTGTAATCCCGCCATCAAACACCCCGGTGTAATCTCTCGACAGTGTAGAGCTGTCTTCCACAGGTGCTAGACTATCTGTTCTTTCAAAGAATCTAGTCAAGCCCGGTCCGTTATCGTCGGCGATCTGCCTAACCTTGCCTTCGATGTCACCAGTGGCTAAGAAATTCAATCCTGGCGGTAACTTACCGCTCACTAGATCATAGGCAATGCGTCCGCCATATAATAAACTTTCAGCCTGTACAAATATTTGGCTAGGCTGATTAGGTTTGATAGTGCCACGATCGCTGTCAGAGATCCACTCAACTGCGCTTTCGATCTCACCGATAATGTCTACGGTAAATGTTTTGTCTGCGGTAGAAACACCTTTAAACCAAAAATCTGAATCATCGCTAGGAAGTTTAGCCCTACTGATAGCAGTAGCGGTATAGATAAATCCGAGATATCTCACAGCTTCGTTGACCTGATATGTAACACCGGAGTTCCAATCACCTTTAAGAGTATAGGTGGTAGTGGCCAATGTAGCTGGGAAGTTCACAGCCATCATGGTAAATTTATACTGTTTGGTTACTGCTGCTTGATATGGTACACGTCCGGCGATCTCACCGGTGATTGAATCCAACACCATACCTGGAGGTAATGTACTTGCAGTGTTGTCCGGGTTGGTGGGCAATAGAAAATAAGTGATAGTTCCGCTGAGTGTAGGCGGATCGTAGACATCTAAAAAGATAGTAACGTAATTATTGGCTCGAAATCTACCTAGATAAGAATTCGTGATCCACAAAGGTTTTCTTGCACTGGATGAACTGGCTTGGAATAAGTTAGTATCAACTGGTACTATGCTGTTGTCTGCTTGTAGAAATTCTTCAGTGACTACATATATCTTAAACACTCTAGATACTGCATTCACACCATCAGTGACTGCTACAGCAAATGTGTATATGCGGCTTAGGCGCCTTGGTATACGACTAGCTTCTGAATAGTCATAGGTCACGTTGTCAAAGAAATAACTGTCAAAGCCGTTGGATCTTAATTCCACAAAATCTAAAGGAGTAACATCTAGTGGTGCGGTATCATATCCACCGTTGGGGAATCCGTTGTATTCTAATGCAAAGATAGGATCAGTGTATCCTGAAATTAACCCACTGCGGCTCAATGACAAGCCCGGAGGCAACTGCCCTCCCATAGGCATGAGATAATATTCCAGTGTGTCGCCTGCTGTGAAGTCTGTGTCAGAAGCTTCTAGTTGAAAATTAACACCAGCATTATCTAGCACAAAGTAAGCATCTTCTTCACCTACATTTAAAAATCCTTCACGAGTGATCCAAGCAGGAATATCTGAACCATCTACCGCTAGGGTAAAGGTTCTGTCTTCAATATCTTCACCGTCATCGGCTCTGATTACAAATCTATTTTCTGTAAATCGTTTGACTTCTACAGCAGATCCTTTAATATATCCGTTGGTCTGTGTGCTGTCATAGGTGTATTCGCTGGTAAGTCTAAGACCTCTGGGTAGAGATCCTGCGATTAGGGAATAGGTGATTGTGCCAACATCAGAGGTGGCCTGTATTTCGATAGCCTGGAGTTCACGTTCTGTGAGTATCCCTAAACTGCCTGCGGGTGTTTGCCACGTTATCATCGAACTTCCTTAAACAATAGTACCGCAGTCTAAATTTAATTCACCTTCTAGTGCAACAGTACCAAAATCTATGTTAGCAGATGATAGTGCTAGTTGTGTGGTATAATCCAAGGCACCTGTGATGTACCCAAAATCAAACGTAGTTAAAATTTTTGTAACAGGAATAATATTGCTAACTGTAATTGCTGAGCCAAAGGCTGTGATGTCAATATCATCTCCGCCTTGTAGAGTAAGAGCAGGAAATGTGCTGGCCAGTACTAATCCGGAATCAGTGCCGATTTGAGTAAATGCATCAGGCGCAGTCGAACGTATTCTAATCGTATCTGCGAACTCGTCAAGAGCAATTTTAGTACCAGAAATTAAACTTTTGAACTCTAAGTTAGCACCGGTTCTTTGTTTAAAAACGCCAACACCAACACCACCCATGTTAGCACCAGTAATAGTTAACTGTGTACCCAAGTCGGTGAAATTGGCATTAACTTTTTCAAAGGCCGTGCGTAGATCATCGCCTAGGCCATCATTTACCACATTGCCGATATTAATTGTCTGTACTGTCATAATACGCTCTCTTTAGTATATTTACCGTTAATTATCTTACCCAGTACCATATAACGCCTGGATGACCACCATCTTGGATTGTGGCCAACCACGGTGCTGGATACCACCCACCCTCGGTAATTATTGTTCCCCACCAACCGCCACGGAATCCGTCTGTGGTTAACCAACCATTGTTGATACCTATACCTACCCAAGGCATACGTGCTTCCATAGCATCGTAATGATAATCCCACGTTTGACCAGTTTCATTGTTGCCAAAACGTGCTAATTCTGTAATGTTCTTGCGCCAGCCAGGTGTGCCCAACTGTTCATCACCCATGTCAGCACTTTCGTTAGTTTGTACGAATGAGTATGCTTCGTTGGCAGTCCAAGCACCACCTAGTGATCCGTGTTCACGAGCAGTAATCATAAAATCAAATCCTGTCTCTGCTCGTTTAATCTTGTCAGCCCAACTTAGAATACTGTAGTTATGGTCTGCTGATTGTACATCCCAGCCAACTAACTCAGCAGGAGGTGTTGTAGCATTACGACTATACACTTGCTCCGGGGTCCAACTACTACCGGAGTTCTGAACAACTAGTGTCCAGCCACCTCCCAGTGTAGTCATGTCACAATAGACCTGTACAGGATCGCCATTGTTGATAGCATCATTCTGTATCCAGTATACACCATCTTCTGAATCTGGATAGTCTTGTTTAATTTGCCAAGCACTGGTGCTGTATTCATCTATGGTCTTACCAGTGTGTATGCCTAACGCAATACTACGTGCTTTACGTTCTGCTCGTTCACGTGCTAACACAGCAATTTCTTCTGTGCGTAAGGCAGTGATCAATGCTGCACGATCTGTAATGTTCAATGTGTCGTAATAATCTAACACAGTTTCGTTGTCCACAACTGCGTCAGTATCCCCAGTGTTACCTGCATTTTGCAACGAGTCGTGTAGCGTATCAAAGTTTTCATTGACTGTATTGATAACTTCAACTAGTGGATTAGCAGGATGTAGATCGTACAGTTCTAATTTTTTAAATGTCATAGGATTCTCAAAGTTTTCATTGACTGTATTGATAACTTCAACTAGTGGATTAGCAGGATGTAGGTCGTTGAGTTCTAATTTCTTAACAGTCACAATAGTTCCTTTACCAGCTAGTTCCGGTCCATGCTACCCGGACCCAGATGTCAGTTGTATTATTAACATAGTCTTGTTTACAATAGTAAATGTAAGGGTCGGTGAATACCACCATACCTTCTAGGTCTCCGAGAGCACCATAACTGTGTGCTGGCACGGTGCCATTAGGGAATATAGTTCTACCATTTGTGTCAAATTCCCATTGAAACACTGGTCCTAGTGCGTTTGATTTAATACGAACGTTGCCTTGTTGCGAAGTTAGTACTAGTGGATATGGAGCAGTGTCTGCGGGATCTGATGGGATTGCACCAAACTCAACACCTGATAGAAAAATTTTACCTCCATCTCGCTCTGGAAATGCCACAGATGAAATAATGCCGTCGGTTTCTACAACCAGTTCATAATCACCGTTGACTAATCTATCACTAGTCAACGCTGTGCCATTTGTGGTTAAATTATCATTAGCATCTATTCCTACCGCTACACCGCCAATATAAATTGTGTTGTTGCTGACATATAAACTTTTGAATTGTTTAGTTGGTGTACCGAGACTAGCACCTAAATTGGTCTTAGGAGTAATATCTCCGTCTACTGTAATTTCACCGTTGACTGTGATTGGTTTATCAATAACAATGTTAGTACTGTCATCAGTGCTCATTGTACTACCAGTAAAAGTAAACGCACCTAAGTTTAATGTGACATCAGTTAACCCTAATGCTGCATAAAGTTCAGTAAAGTTATTATTAACTTTTACAAAGGCAGCTCGTAGGCTATCGCCTTTCTTATCGTTAGCTGTTGTACCTACGTTGATATTCTGTTTTGCCATCTTACGCTCCTATGCTCACGCGGTGTATTGTTAATCGACTACCGCTTGCTATGTCAATGGCTGCACCGCTGACTTGTCTAAAAACAAATCCAATAGTGTCCCCCGCAGTTGCCGGTATTACAGTTGAGTAGTGTAGATAACTGCCAGTCCAAGCACCACTAAAAATTACAACATCGGGATTACTATCTATAAGGAAAAAACTACCTGGATTTAATGTCACTGTTGTTGAGAAATATAATGACAGGTTGACTTGATAGTATCCTGTGTATGGCGCTGTAAACACCCCAGGACTATAAGCCCCAGCGGTATCAACTGTCTCAACAAACTGGATATATGAGGCACTTGCCGCGTCATTAACTGTCTGTGCAGTTGTTGTGGCAGCGATTACTGTAACAGGACTATAGCTTCGTAATACACTACCATCGCTGAATTTAATACCATTAGATACAGTTAGTTCATTTTCAACAACAACATCTGAATTGAATGTGGTCAGCACATCAACGGTAATGCTGCTTGAGTCGCTGGTGCTGATAGTGCTGTTGATAAATTCTAGTGTTGATGTGTAGAATAGTTCTTTGGTTGTAGTATCATAAACAACTGGCCTTGCTGAACCTGTAGTTGAACGAATAGGATCAACATAGAATCCAGCAGCAGAGCCGATTAATGTAGTGCCAGTGGCATTTAATACTATACTGTAGGCTGGTTGATTAGATCCGCCTGCACCTGTTCCTATGGCTATAGCATGAACGCCTTGATCAGTACCGCCCGCACCTGTTCCGATTGCTATTGCTCCAAATGCTTGTGTTGTGGCTCCAGCATTATATCCTATTGCTACACCATTTCCGCCTTGGGTACTGGCACCAGCGCCCTGTCCTATAGCTACTGCTCTGGAACCTTGATCAGTTTGACCCGCACTTCGCCCAACGGCAACACTAAATGTTCCTTGATTGGTGGTTCCAGCAAACAATCCTAGTGCTATTTTTGGTTCGCTTGTTTTTAATGTTGTAGCTTCTATGTTACCGTAGACTGTGGCAGTGTTGCCATCTATGATCTGAGTGGAACTATCTGTGAAAACAGAGCCTATGAAAATACCTCGCAAGGTGCCACTCACAGCATCTACCATCACAGTAGAATCATCTGCAAACACTGATCCTCTAAGATCAAATACTGGATCAACTGTAATCGTTAATGTATCTGTTGTAGTATCTTTGGTCAGTGTGATGCCTTCACCGCCGTTTACTTTAAAGTTAGCACCTGGACTGTTAGCAACAATAGGGAATGATGTGTCACCACCAACTATGATAGAACCAAATGTGTTACCAGCTGGAGCAGCATTAGTGACTGTAACAATGCCTGTGGCTGCATCAGTACTCACAGTTAATGCAGCAGATCCAGCTACGATGCTTAGAACACCAGTGTTAGTGACTTTGATACCACTGCCTGTTGATGCGTTGATGTTAATACCAGCACCTTCAGTTCTACCACTAGGCAGTGCAGTTGTGCTGGTTAATGATAGTACACCTAAGTTAGTTAAGGTGATATTTCCTGTAGCTGTGCTAACGGCGATCTGACCTGCAGTACCTGCAAGGCTAGTAACACCTGTGTTGTTA